GCAGTACGTGGTCGTTCCCAAGGAAGAGCGCTTCAACGCCGACCGTCTGCTCCAGTCGAGCCAGACGCCGGATGACAACACGAACGCGGTCAACCCTGTGAAGGGTATTGTCCAGCCGGTCGTGTGGAACTACCTGACCGACACGGATCGTTGGTTTGTACTGTCCGACAAGCAGGACCATGGTTTGACTCTGTATACCAGAGAAGAGCCGTGGACGGACTACGAGTACGATTTCGATACCAAGGACTACAAGGTGACTCTGATGTTCGCCCAGTCATCGGGTTGGACTGATCCGAAGGGTTTCTTCTGTTCTGGTCAGGCGTAGCATAGGGTTAGGGGAGGGCAAATCCGCCCTCCCCGCCCGTTCCGCCAGCGCAGGAGGTTGCTGGCTCAATTTCGCACGGATGCGGCATTTAGGGACGGAGAACAAACGTGGCAAATCTCATCTTCAATCCCACATCCGGTATGTGGGTCAATCTCGATAAGCCGGGTGGACGGGTTTATTTCGTTGGTGGCGGCTCGGTCGCTGCAAAAGGCCGTACAGGTTCAGGGCTTAGTGCCTCGAACGACAACGATGGCTTAACCCCAGAACGTCCTCTGTCTACAATTCAGTCTGCTATTGGCGACTGTACGGCAGGTCGCGGCGACACGGTAGCTCTTCTTCCTGGGAGCATTGCCATTACGGCGGCAATCACAATCGGCAAAGACGATATGACTCTGACGGCTGCACAGCCCGTTGGTGCGCGTCAGTATCCGAACGTGACAATCTCGACTGCTACTGATGTCAGTATGCTGGAGATCAATGCGAACAATGTGACGGTCGATAGTATCAGGTTCGATGACAACGTCACTGCGGCAACGGCTGGAACTGCGACCATCGACGTGAACACGTCGGACACTGGCGAAGATTTCTCTGGTGTTCGCATTCTGAATTGCTGGATTGATCAGGCCGGTATGACCGATTCAGACCGGGATGGTATTACTCTGGGTACGGACGCCAGTGATGGTGCGCTGGCTGCGCTGGTCGAAGGCTGTACGATCATCGAGGCAGGTCGTAATGCGATTCTGATCAATGTTGGCTCCGAGCATTCCACCGTTCGGAACTGCAAGATTTACGATGTTGCCGACGTAACGTTGAATGGCGTCAAGGTCCTGGCAACTTCCTGCACGATTGAATACTGCGATATGCTGACCAGCGGTGCTGATGGGAGTGGGTGTATTTACAATGGCGTTGCTGCGGCCCGCATGGTTGCGAACAACAACAACCTTGCCGCATGGGGCGCTGATACTGCGTGTATCATCGTGGCTAATACTGCCACGCAACGGACGCATAATAATCACATGACCGCGACTGCGGCTGGGAACTTCGTGAACTACATCACCGACAATACGACTCCAAGCGCAGACACTGGTTTCGAGAACGTATTTGCTGCCACGTCTGGCATCACGGTGTTCTCGAACTCCACAGATGACGGCAGTTAATGCATGATGATGTAATTAAGGCGTTATCAAAACAGGGATTGTCCGACAAGGAGATCCATGAACGTCTTAATAACACTCATCGAGAATGCACCTTGAATGATGTTCAATCGGTCTTAAAGTCTAAACCGAAGGCAAAGGCCAAGTCAAAGAAGTAATCGACGGGAGCGGGGACTACTGCTATGGTCCTCGCTCCTGCTACGCACAACAAATTGAAAGGATACAAGCATGGCAGTTCCTACCCCAGTAACAGCACTTTACAATAACGGAAAAGCCTTTGTCGCCACATGGTCTGGAACCTGGGCTGGCACGGGCGAGTTCACGGATACGATCATCGTGAATCTTTCCGATCTCAATTACACCAACAACATGCGGATCTCCAAGGTCCACGTCTCTGCGACTGCTGGCATCTCTGCACAGTTGGAGTTCCATGATGCGTCGTCTAATGATCTGATCTACAAGCATCAACTCGGTAATACCGGGAATGTGGTGCTGGATTTTTCAGACATCGGCGGCTTACAGAGAGAGCGTGACTACGACACACCAGATACCGGAGATATCGTAATGACGACTCTGTCGGCTGCTGCTGCTGATGCGATCAGCGTGGTCGTCATCGGGACCTGTGCGTAGGTGGAATCCCTCGACGGATTGATGATCCGACTCCCCACTAAGAAGGGTTAGGCCAAGATCCCAAAGACGCTGGGAACAGTTGTCAACGCGGGCCTGAAGGAGATCGGTGAACCGGAGATCACTTCGTTCACCAGTACGAACATCCTTCAGCAGCGCTTAATCGAGGTAGCCAACAACGCCGTCAGGGGGTTGGTGGATCGGCTGGACTACGACTGGCTCTACAAGCGCACTACTCTCGTTACCACCGCCGAGATCACCACTGGCTCCGCAGCGGTTACTGACGGTAGCACCACCGTCACTTCAGTCGATTCCAGTGGAGACAACGCCGATTCCTTCACTGGTGCTGTGGCAGGGATGTTCTTCCGGGCCGCTGGAACCCAGAAGTCCTACAAGATCAGCAGCGTAAGCCTTGGATCGACTCCCGACACGATCACGATTGAGGCGAACTATATAGACGCCACTTCTACGGCGAAGGGGTATAGGATCTTCCAAGATGACTATGCCATATCAGACTCTGACTTCGATTTTGGTGCCTTGTCGATTGCCTCCTATGGGGACTCAGGAACATGGTCCTCGGGGATTTCGGGCCTGCTGGAGGATAATCACCTAGATCTCGTCACTCTGCCAGAGCTTTACAGGAGATCTGGCGGAGATCCTCACAGGGACACCTCTGGACGACCGACTCTCATTGCTCCGGTTATCGCGGACTCGTCGGACAATCCACAGTTCAAGCTCTGGCCATTCCCTACGGAAGAGTTCCTGGTCGAACTGTGGTATATCGCGTTCTTCACGGAGAACACCACGTTTGGGACGAATATGTTCGGCGGGGACGCTCCTGAGAGCGCTTACGACTATGTCGAGCACAAGGTGGTCGCTGCGGCCCATAAGTGGGACGAAGCCTTTGATCAGGCTTCGGTGGCCGAGCAGGAAGCTGAAATCTCCATGATGAACGTCATCCGCAGGGAGAACCGGGAGAAGATCAACGTCGGCTTCAGCGTGGAGACCTACCGCCGTTCCTATGGGGTGAACTATCCGGCTCGATCTGGAAGAGCCTTCGATACTGTGAGACATAGATAGTGCCCTACCGCCACGATCCACACGAACTTCTTGGTAGAGGCATATATCGGCTGTCAGGGGCGAATAACCCCGAATGGCCCGAAGGTGCTCTTCAGTTTGCGAACAACATTGTATATGACCGTTCCTCTCAGGAACCCGAGAAGATGCGCGGATATACTCTTTTGGGTGACGATGTAAACGGGACGGTTTCAGGGTTATTTGACTACTCTGAAGGCACGGAGATGATCGCCACGTCAGAGGATGGCGGGATCTATAAGCGCACCACAGGAAACTGGAGTGCGGTTTCAGGGGGCGCAGCGGGAACCTTCACTACCACAGCAAACAAGCGGTGGGAAGGGGTCATGTTCTACGGGGCTACCACCACGGCTAATCTGCTCATTCTGACGAATAACGACACCAGCGATGCACCCCAGAAATACACCTCAGGGGCCGGTATAAGCGCTTTGGGCGGCTCTCCCCCGGCTGCGGGCAGATTCCCCACCCCGGCCTTTGGACGGATGTGGATGTCCGTTGATGATACCATATTCTACTCCGCCGCTGACAACGCGGAGAACTTCTCTGGCGGAGGATCGTTCCAGGTTGATCGAGGCACAGGGTCGATTACAGGTCTCAGGGAGTTCATGGGCAACCTGATCATCTTCAAGAGGAACCACATCTTCCGGCTCTCCAGCGGGGACACTCTTAGCTCGGCTGTGATCAAGAGGATTTCAGGCACCCTCGGTACGCAGGCGTCTCACACGATCCAAGAGACCTCTGGGTCATTCCGGTCTGGTTCTCTGCTGTTTCAGTCGGACGAGGGGATACACGAGATGGTTCCCACGCTGGCTACGGGCGGGTTCTTCGTCCGCAACGCCGGGGAATGGGTTAAGCCCATCTC